AACGCATCCGTTATTGAGTGAGGCCATTACTCAGTTTCAGGCGCAGGCTTACAAGGAGATGTTACCCCCCGGTGGTCCTGTGAAGACGCAGATTTTGGGCATGCAGACCAAGGAAGTTGAGGATCAGGCCCAGCGTGTCAAGGACTTTATGAATTACCAGATTACGGAGGTAATGGAGGAGTTTGATCAGGACACGGATCAGATGCTGTTTTATCTGCCGATTACTGGTTCTACCTTTAAGAAGGTTTACTTTGATCCTGCTCGTCAGAGAGCGGTATCAAAATTTGTACCGGCAGAGGATTTGATTGTTCCTTACTCTGCTTCTGATTTGCGTACAGCGGAGCGTTACACTCACGTTGTTCGTATGACCGAAAACGACATAAGAAAGATGCAAGTAGGAGGTGTTTATAGAGATGTTGACCTATCTCCATCAAGTGATGATGAATCTGATACAACAATTAGAAGCAAAGCTGACGACATTCAGGGATTGCGCCCGGGGTACAGTGACGAGCTTTATACTATCCATGAAATCCATGTGGACCTTGACCTTGAGGGATTTGAGGATATGGACGCGGAAGGTGAAGCTACAGGTATCAAACTGCCGTATATCGTCACTATGGACGGCGATTCGGGGAAAGTTCTCTCGGTAGTAAGAAACTATCGCGAACAAGATCCGATGCGTCGGAAACGTGATTATTTTGTTCATTTTAAATTCCTGCCCGGTTTTGGTTTTTACGGGTTTGGATTGCTGCATATGATTGGAGGATTGTCTCGTGCTGCCACATCTATTCTCCGTCAGCTTATTGATGCGGGTACGCTCTCGAATTTGCCGGGTGGTTTCAAGGCTCGTGGAGTTCGTGTCAGAAATGACGACGAGCCTATTAATCCGGGTGAGTTCCGCGATATCGATGTTCCCGGCGGTGATGTTCGCAATGCTGTTGTCCCACTCCCGTACAAGGAGCCTTCTGGTACGCTGGCTCAATTACTCGGGGTGGTCGTTGATTCGGGTAGAAGATTTGCACAAGTTGCGGACACAAAAGTCGCAGATGTCAACTCACAGGCTCCCGTGGGAACAACAGTGGCCCTGATTGAGCAAGGCTCAAAAGTTATTTCAAGCATACATAAGCGCTTACACTACGCACAAAAAGCTGAGTTCCGTATGTTGGCGGAGATCTTTGCTACCAATCCAATGCCGTATCCTTACATGGTTGGACCAAATGTTAATCCACAGATAATGGCACAAGACTTTGACGGGCGTGTAGATATCCTCCCTGTCTCTGACCCGTCAATTTTTTCTATGGCACAGCGTTTGTCTCTTGCACAGACACAGTTGCAGCTAGCGCAGGCCGCGCCGCAGATGCATAATCTGTACGAAGCCTATCGTCGGATGTACGATGCGTTAGATGTGAAGAACATCGACGCTATTTTACCCGCACCGCAGCCACCTGCACCAAAAGATCCGGCTACGGAAAACGCTGGCTTTATGAAAGGCATGCCTACTCAAGCATTTCAGGAGCAAGATCATCGTGCTCACATTCGTGTGCATGCTTCCTTTTTGCAGTCTGCGGCGTTAAGAACCAACCCACAGGCAGAAATGTTGTTACAAGCTCACATACAAGAGCATGTATCGTTGTTTGCTAGGGACATTGTCGGAGAAGTGTTTAAGCAGGCTATAGAGAAGTCTCAAATGGCTGGTGAACCTATTCCACAAATACCACCAGAGATGTTAGAAGCTGCGGTGGCACAGCAGACCGCAGATACATTGGATCAACTTGCACCGTTGTTGGAGTCAGGTGGAGCTAAAGATCCTCTGGTTGAGATACGTCAGAAAGAGCTAGAGAACGATCAGATTGAAATTCAGCGTAAGATGCAGAACGATATGATGGACTTCCAGATTGATCAGGCTAAGTTACAACAGACAGCAGATCTAGCTATGGATCGCATAAGAGCGCAGCAGGGTATTGCTGATGATCGTAATGATGTAAATATCTACCGTATTAATACACAAGCCGCGTTGAAGAGAGGTCAATAATGTTACAGGCTCTTATAGGCCCGATTTCATCCTTGGCAGGTACTTGGTTGAACGGGAAGGTAGAAGAGAAAAAAGCTCAAGCGGCTACGAAAGTAGCTATCGCTCAAGCTGAAGCTGTGGTGATGCAGAAGAAAGCTACTGGAGAGATCGATTGGGATCTGAAGATGGCTGATGCCTCTGCTCATTCGTGGAAGGACGAGTGGTTAACTGTGCTTTTTTCGGTGCCATTAATTCTAGCATTCTGTGGAGATTGGGGGAGACAAATTGTTTCTGATGGATTTACTGCTCTTGAGGCCATGCCGCAATACTATCAATATACTCTTGGCACTATCGTTGCTGCCAGTTTTGGTATGCGCGGTGCCGCTAAGTTTTTTGGTAAGAAGTGATGTCAAAGCGCCTTCAGAAAGACAGCGACTACGACCAGTACGACATGGATGGCGATGGTATAGTCACCGATGAAGAACTGGAGCATGCAAAAGAAATTAAAAAGACAGAGTACGAGTTACGCAAGCAACTTGCTCAAAGGCGTATGGCTACAGCTACTCTAATAGCTATGGGTATATTTACTTTTATGATGTTCATGCCATTCATTAGTATTGAGCGGATCAATGCTTTAAGCGACATCAGTAACTTATTTTATATCAGTGGTGCTGGTATCGTTGGAGCATTCATGGGAGCCACAGCGTGGATGAATCGAAAGTAAAAACATGAAAGAATGGGTAATGATCATAAGCATGTGGGGAAATGACGGCAGCATAGATCATTACATTGGTCAGCTTGCACTGCAAGAAACCATGACTGAACGACAGTGTGAATATATGCTCAAAGATGGTAGATGGGCGGCTAGTTTTGATAACGAGTATTACTCAATGAAGGTACACTGTTATCCTAAAGAGTGTGCAGGTAAGGAAAGTTGTGAGCGAAGATAATAAAAAACCACTACAAGCTAAAGTTGGTGACAACAGCTTTGAACTAATCCTTCGTATTTTGGGCAACGAGTTTGTTGCGATTAAGATTGGATCGTCGAACTTTAGTGGCAAGCTGATTGTTGGTGGTGTATTGTTGTTGTTCTTTACTCTTGTCCTTATGGAGATGTTTGGTATCAATGCTTTGATGGGTGTTCCTAGCTATGAATAAGAGTCCATGTGTTGGTATTTGTGTACTAGACAAAGAACGTGTAAGATGTATTGGTTGTGGACGTACAATCGACGAAATAATAAATTGGGGTAAAAAATGCCAAGACCAAGATTAAATCAGTTTGCAGAAGATCTTGGTATTAGCCGTGGTTCGGCGAAGAAGCTTATGGCTAAAGCTCGTGGTCGTAGCGACGGAGGGTCCAATATTATGGACAAGTACTCTCCAGAGTTAAAAAAGCGTATGCAGCGTTTTGAAGATGCAGAACGTATATTCCAAGAAGATACAGAGATTGGAACTAAGATGGACAAGTCAAAAACAAAGCCCAAGTCTAAACAAAAGATGTTTGACGATTATTATCAAAAGCATGGGAAGGTTCATCCGAAAGACCCACGCACTAAAAAAGATCATCCCATGAACCGTGAAGGCTCTCCTCTGGTAACAAAGAACGAAGATATTGTTGAAGCCAAGGATGGTAAATTTGTTCGTGGTATGGGTAAAGCATCCATGTGTCCCCCTAGAGAAGTTAAGGTTAGATAGCAATGTCTAGACAAGACAACCTTGGTGGTTATTCCAACGTAAGTACTAGCGGGATGACAGCCGCAGATTATGCGGATGATGAAAACTTCGATCAAGGCTTACAACAAGACATAGCTGCTGCCGCCGCTCAAGCTGCTGGCATAAACATGGATAGTTATGACTTTGGAGGTTTTGACCCGGGTGGCTCTGACTCTTTTGGTTTAAGCAATAAAGCCGCTGCTACTGGCATTTTAGATTCTTATTTTAATGACCCTACCAAAACAGGGAGGGCTATTAGAGAGAGCGCTCCCTTTCTAAGCAGCCCAAGGTCTGGTCTTAATCAATTCGTTAATTTATACACCTCCCGCAGAGGACCTATGAGTAGGTCTGATTTTAATTCTATATACGATATAACAAAGGATAATCGGTATGGTATCGAAACTCTCGGGTATGACTTGGCTAAAACCTTACAAAGATACGGTTTAGGTTCGGGGCAGGTTAGAACTGATCCCAATATAGGTAGACTTACTGGCACGGTCTTTGGCAAAAAGAATGCTCGTGGGGAAACAGTTTTGATGTCTGACAAAAAGTCAATGGGCATTGACGCGGATAAGTATTATAGCGGAAAGTCAGGTTCTGACATTGGTCGTCCAGATTTAGAAACATATCAAGACAAGTATGGTTATGCAGATCCAACAGAAAGAGCCATTAACAGAGCATATGACTCGTACATTAATCCAAGAAACAACCCTGATAGGGTAGGATACAATCGGGACGTACCGTCAGAGTATGAGATGCAGCGTTCTGCTGAAAGGGGTCAAGTTAGACCGGGTCTTAGATCTACTGCTTTCACCGACAGATCGGGAACACCAACAGTTTTAGGTCCTGTAGTCACTTACGACAGAGATTTTAGTGGAGCAGACAATCTTGCCATGACCTTCCTTGCACCCGGCGGCGCAGGGTTTTTAACCCGAATGATGGCAAACCCTGTTAGTGGTATTCGCGATCAGGAATTACCTGCCGCTGCACTTGCACCAACGGAAGAAATGTTGGCACGAGGTGAAACATCCGGTGGTATGTCTCGTTCTCTCAGTGAAGCAATGGGACAAGGTATTGGTGCCATAGGAGATATAGGTCGCGGGATTGTAAACACTGGCAGAGATTTTGCTGATCTATTCCGCACTGAGCCCGAGCCACAAGTACAAAGACAGCTTGATGATGCTCCGTTGGATGAAAACATGTATGGACGTGGTATGTTTGATCTAGCTGCTCCGTTGTCGCAGACTGCAACAGTCCCACGATCTTCAATTACAAGAAACATACAAGAACAACCTGTGAACCCGGCAACAGCGGCAACTATAGAACAATTAGATTCTTTAGGACCGTATGACATGAACAGAGGCTTCGATGAAACAGGTTCAAACATAGACAGAATGTTGGATGATAGAGAGGCACAGCAGAGAGAAGGGCTAGAAGAACAGAGGAGAGCCAGAGAAGCAGAAATAAACGCGGGTCCCTACGGTTTAACACCGACTGAACAGATAATCTTAGATTCTTCAGTCCGCTCAAACTTCCCTGACACAATTCAAATAGCCGACGCAAAAACTTATCGATCACCATATCAGGGACAAAGTGGTGTGTTTCGCGCTGGTAAGGGTAAAGGACAGACATATTACGGGGGTCAAAAGGAAGGAAGTTTTCTTGATCAAGACTATATGGAACAGCTAAGACAGTTAAGGGAAAAGGCAGGAAATGTCTTTAACTATTTCACTACATGAGGGAATTAATAGAGGAGTGGGTGCACACTGATTTAAGTGTGGTAGACAAGGACGCTGGTTTTGCTCCTTGTCCCTTCGCAAAGAGGGCACTACAGGATGATAAGTTAAAAGTTGTAGACTGTCTGGACACAGAAGATTTGTGGCGTACAGTAGCATCTCAATGTAAGAATTTTAGTAAGAAGTATTCCGTAGTTATTTGTACAGAGGAAAACGCAGAACAGCCTTATGAACAAGTTGAAGCTATTTGTTCGGCTATGAATGAATGGTTTTCTGTTCATAAATTAGATTTATGGTTGCTGGCTTTTCAAACAAACTTTACAATGGTATTTATACAAAGGCTGTCAGAGCTAGATGATGCTAGTAAAAAACTTGAAAAAGTTGGATACTACGAAAACTACACAAAAGAAGACTACATAAGTCTAATCTTAACCCGAAGAAGGAGACGAGAAGATGCCCGGAGCTAAAAAGAAAGCAATGCGCCGCAACCGTGGTGGTAAAGTTGTAGCCAAGAAGATGATGGGTGGCATGAATAAAGCTAAGAAGATGGCTATGCGCCGTATGCGTGGAGGCACTGTAAAGAAAAAGTAAATGGTGACTCTATATAAATTAATTATGGACAGTCGTCACAATCCTCTATCTTATATACCGGATACGAGCACCAGACATTTGGTCATGCAAGTCTTGGCGTGGATGTGGTGTATCATATTCGGTATGTGGGTAGGATCTATTGTGGCGTTTGGAGTTAGCGCCGTAGTTCATTCAATACTACTTGCCGGTATTTTTATAACGGTGGGCGTGTTTGAAACGGCAAAGCGACGACCAGCTTACTTTGGTGGGCTCGGTAGAGCTAATGGTGGAGAACACGAATAAAAGGGGCACATATGGATGTTTTACATTTTGTCAGTCAATACAATAAAAGATTGACTGAAAGGATAGATGACATTAGTCATTCTATTACGAGTGGTGGTGTTTCCGACTGGGAAGACTACAAAGCAAGAGTCGGCGAAATACAGGGTGTCGCTTATGCTCTTGATGAACTAAAGGCCCTGCTGAAAAAGGTGAATTATGTCGAAGACACTGATAGTACCTGACTACGTTGTCGCGCAACGCGAAGCGAAAAAGAAGGCCGAAGAGGTCGCAAAGAAAAAATCCCTTACAGAAAGAATTCCACAACCCACTGGGTGGCGTGTATTGGTCATGCCGTACATGGGTCGTGATAAAACTGAAGGGGGTATTTATGTTCCTGATCAAGTTAGAGACCGTGAGTCGAAAGCTACCGTTGTAGCTTATGTCGTAAAGGTTGGACCTTTAGCATACAAGGATGCCGACAAATTTGGTGGCGGAGATCCTTGGTGCAAAGAAGGTGATTGGGTGTGTATCGGACGCTACGCTGGATCTCGGTTTAGTATAGAGGGCGGTGAAGTGAGAATTATCAACGATGACGAAGTCATCGCAACCATCGTCGATCCAGACGATATCAAGTCATACGGAGGATAGTTGTGTCAACTAACGCCGCAGAAGAGCAAGAAATTGAAGTTATTGAAGAGGAAGAGAAGGAGCAGCAGCAGGAGTTAGAACTTGAAGAATCTGCCCCGGCTGTTGAGGAGCAGAGTGAGTCAGAAGTAGAGGAGAAGTCAGAGCCAGACAAAGAGGAAGAGTTAGAGCAATACTCCAAGTCTGTGCAAAATCGTATAAATAAACTGACACATAAGTTTCGAGAAGAAGAAGCTCAACGTAAGGCTGCGGTGGAGTTTGCAGAAGCTGTTAAAAAACAAAATGACGATTTAAAATCTAGACTTGACAAGCTGGATGAGTCTTTTGTTGGCGAGTTTGGCTCAAGGATTGAGTCTCAAATAGCCGCAGCTAAGTCAGCGTACCAGAAAGCTTATGATGAGGGCGATGCAGAAGCTATGTTTGAAGCCCAGAAGAGCTTGAGTAAACTTGCTCTTGATGAAGCTCGTCTTGATGAGACTAAACAGCGAAGAGAAAAAGCCCCGCAACAGGCTCCGCAAGAACAACAGCAGAGGGCTCCGCAACAGGCGCAGCAGGCTGCACCACCTCCTCCGGATCCTAAAGCAGAAGTTTGGGCTACTAAAAACGAATGGTTTGGGAGTGATCAGACCATGACTTATGCTGCTTTTGGACTGCATAGGCAACTAATTGAGGACGAAGGATTTGACCCAGCGTCCGATGAGTACTATAATGAGCTTGACAAAAGAATCCGCATTGAGTTTCCCCAAAAATTTAAGGAAACAAAACGCGGTGATAAAGGACCCCGAGTCGCCTCTGCGGAGTCCAGTGCTTCTAAAGCACCGTCAGGAAAGGGGCGCAGAACAGTCAAATTAACAGCTTCGCAAATTGCAATAGCGAAAAGGTTAAATGTTCCGCTCGAAGAATATGCTAAGTATGTTAAGGAGTAAAAAATGACTGATTCTAAAAGAACGCCACGCGAAGCGGCAACTCGCGCGAAGACCCAGAGAAGAAAGCCTTGGGCACCTCCTTCTAAACTGGAGGCCCCAGAAGCACCAGAAGGTTTTAAGCATCGTTGGATTCGTACCTCCGTTCGAGGTGAAGATGACAAGATGAATGTAAACGCCAAGCTTCGGGAAGGTTGGGAGCCTGTAAGGGCTGACGAATATCCAGAGATGACTGGTAAATATCCAACCATCGATGAAGGTCAGCATGCAGGTGTAATAGGAGTAGGTGGTTTAATGCTTGCTCGTATCCCAGAGGAAACGGTAGAAGAGCGAACTGAATACTATCGGGAGCAGACCCGTCAACAAATGGAAGCCGTGGACCAAAGCCTGATGAGGGAACAACACCCCTCAATGCCTATTCATACGGATAGGAAAAGCCGTGTATCATTCGGAGGTAAGTCGGATGGCTAACCTCCTACAAAGCAAGGAGTAAGCAATGGCAAACGTCAATGTTGCCTTCGGTCTTCGACCGATAAACAATGCGGGTAGCACACCAGCTACTGGCGGCGTAAATGCATACCCCATCGGCGGTTCGGCAGCAGCAATATTTCAGGGTACTCCAGTAAAGTGTGACAACGGTGGTTCAATCGTTGTTGGTTCTGCTACTGGGGACACCGTGGCATTTGTTGGTGTGTTCCAAGGATGTGAGTTTGTGTCCGCTACTACCGGGAAGAAAACTTTTTCTAATACTTGGCCCGGTTCAGGAAGTGCAAATACATCATTCCCAATCACAGGGTTTGTGTATGACAACCCACTTCAGCGCTTCATCATCGCTACTGATGCGACATTTACAGATGAAGCAACCGCTAAAGCAGCTATTTTTGAAAACACACAGTTGGATAGTGGCGCAAGCGGGAGTACAACCACAGGAATCTCATCTGCAAAGATGGATGTTGCTACATTAGATTCATCAAATGCCTCTCTTCCTTTGAAGATTGTTGGCATTCTTGATGATGTAGACAACGAAGACTTTGCTGCTGCGGGTATTCCTATGATTGTGATGATCAACAACCACGCACTGCTTCAGGCTGATTCTGAAGCTGCAATTTCGTAGGGAGGTTAGATAATGGCTATTTCTCGCGCACAACTCGCCAAAGAACTAGAGCCCGGTCTAAACGCTCTCTTTGGAATGGAATATGACCGATATGAAGGTCAGCATGCTGAAATCTTCGACACCGAGTCTTCTGACCGGGCGTTTGAAGAAGAGGTAATGCTGTCAGGTTTCGGTGCCGCACCTGTTAAAGGTGAGGGCACAGGTGTTGCTTTTGACGATGCCAACGAAGCTTACACTGCTCGTTACAACCACGAGACAGTGGCGATGGCCTTCTCAATCACTGAAGAAGCAGTTGAGGACAATCTTTATGATCGTCTTGCTTCTCGGTACACTCGTGCTCTCGCTCGTTCGATGGCACATACAAAGCAGGTTAAAGCTGCCGCAGTTCTTAACAATGCATTCACCGCAGGCGCATTCGCTGGTGGTGACGGTGTTGCTCTCTGTGATGCTTCTCACCCGCTTACAAATGGTGGCACATTCAACAATGAGCCAGCAACTGCTGCTGACTTGAATGAGACTTCTCTTGAAGACGCATTAATCAGCATCGCTGGTTTTGTTGATGAGCGCGGTTTGATTATTGCTCTTAAAGGCATGAAGCTTATCGTTCCTCGCCAACTTCAATTTGTTGCCGAGCGTCTTTTGGTGTCTAACCTACGGGTTGGAACAGCCGACAATGACGTAAATGCACTTCGGTCAATGGGCATGCTCCCAGACGGTTATGTAGTCAACGACTTCCTAACCGACACGGACGCATTCTTCCTGAAGACTGATGCACCTAACGGCTTCAAGCACTTTGAGCGTTTGGCTCTGTCAACTGCAATGGACCCAGATTTCGACACTGGCAACATGCGGTACAAAGCTCGTGAGCGTTACAGCTTCGGCTTCTCAGACCCACGTTGCGTATTCGGTTCACCGGGCGCATAAGTGTAGGCAAAATGATATTAAAGGGCAGCTTCCATGCTGCCCTTTTTTGTTGTACAATGTTTTATTCCTGACAACTGCATGGTGCGGTTGACACTAGCCACGACAGGAGACTTAAATGGCTACCACTACTTTCTCTGGTCCTATCAAGGCCGGAACTATTAAGAACACAACAGGCACGACTCTAGGCTCAAACATTGCTAACGTCGGTCAGGTTGTTATGGCTCAGACATTTTCAGCAGACTTATCAGGCGGTGCTCTAGCTGCTCAAGTCACTGACGTTGTTATCCCTGCAAACTCTCAGATTATTGACTGTGTGATTGACATCATCACAGCCGCGAATGCTTCTACTAACCTTAGTATCGGTGACACAGTAGGTGGAGCAGCCACAATTCTGAACACCTTTGCATCTGGAACAGACGCTGGTCGTAAGTACCCAACAACACAAGCTGGCGCTGCCTTGGCTTGGCAGGACACTGGTACAGCAGATATTCGTTTGACTGTGACCGCTTCTGCCGCAACAAACGCAGGTCTTGTTCGTTTTACAATTCTGTACCAGCAAAATAACAACCTTGCTTAATAGGAGGGCGGAATGGCTGCTTCTATTACAGCAAAAACAGTTACAGCTACCGGAACAGTGCTAGGTGGTAGAACTCGTTTAAAAGCTTTCTATGTAAAGACAGCTTCTAGCGGTTCGCCTGCGGTGGTGTTTAAAAACGGTAGTAGCGGTGCAACTCTATTGTCTATGGTGTTTCACACCTCCGACGACAATCAGATCACCATACCTGACCACGGTATGATCTTTGATGATGAGTGTCATGTGACACTTACTAACGTAGATTCGCTTACTGGATTCTTTGGCTAATGGCTAGAAAACCAGCCAAAATGCCAAGTCGTAACAAGAAAAATTTCCGCTCCACAAAGTCTGGAGCGGGAATGACCAAGGCTGGTGTGGCGGCGTACCGCCGCGCCAACCCCGGGTCAAAGCTAAAGACCGCTGTTACTGGTAAGGTAAAGAAGGGGTCAAAAGCTGCTAAACGTCGCGCATCATACTGTAGTCGTTCAAAAGGCCAGATGAAGATGCATAATATTAATTGTACCAAAACACCTAAGAAGCGCATTTGCGCTGCCAGACGGAGATGGAAGTGCTGATGGACAATAAAATATTTATTGTGGCTTTATTAGGTTTTTGTGGTTGGATTGGCATGTCTGTAACAGAATTGAAAACCGAAGTTGCAGTGGTTAATATGAAAGTTACAGAGAACCACAAAATGTTAAGCGTTTTGTGGGATGATTTCTTGGAGAATAAAAATGGCAATCTCGCGTGGATCAATGGCAAAGCAGATATCAAAGCCACCGCAGAAACGAAAAAGACCTTCCAGTAACCGTAATGTTGCTAGAGGATGCGGCACTGTTTTGAGCGATAGAAGAAAAGTAACCAAACGTGTAAGAAGGAAAAAAAGGAATGCCTAAAGATGCATGTTATCAAAAAGTTAAACGCAGATATAAGGTCTTCCCGTCGGCGTATGCAAGCGGGGCAATTGCCAAATGCAGAAAAGTCGGCGCTGCCAACTACGGAACAGGTGGAAAGAAGAAAAAAGCCAAAGGGGGAACATTCAAGTACCGCACAACCAAGATATATTGATAGCGGTGCTATTACTCTAAGACCGTGAGAGATAATTATGGAACCAATATCAACGGCATTAGCTGGTATAGCTTTAGTTAAGAGTGCCGTTGATGGTATAAAAAGTGCTATTGGCACAGCGAATGACATAGGAGATATTGCAAGTCAGATAGATGCTTTGTTCGCAGGTCAGAAGCAGGTAAACGAGGCTAGAAACAAAAAGTCTGGCGTTGGTCTAACAGATCAATTTGGTGTAGATTCCGTTGCTCGTGAGGTCATCGACGCTAGGATAGCGGCAGAAAAGTTACAAGAAGTAGCCACTATGGTGGATATGCGCTTTGGCCCCGGTACTTGGAAAGGAATTCTTGAAGAGAGGCAGAAGAGGATACAGGAAGCTAAAGAAGCGGCGATGAAAGCTAGAAGAGAAGCTATTCTTCGACAAGAAGAAATAATGGAAAATGTAAAGATGGCTCTTCTTCTAATTTTTGTTATTGTTGTTGGTATCGGAGCGTTTATCCTATTAATGGTTTCTGCTGCAAGTTCTATGAGTGTAAGATATGGCTATTAGAAAGACGAAAAAAGGTGCGGCTCTCAAGAGGTGGTTCAAGGAAGAGTGGAAGGACGTTTCCACGGGGAAACCGTGTGGGCGTCGCAAAGGTGAAAAACGGGGTACTCCATATTGCCGCCCCTCCAAACGTATCTCCTCTAAAACTCCCAAAACCTCCAAAGAAATGACAGCCACAGAAAAACGTAGTAGAATAGCACAGAAAAAACGATTAGGACAACCAGCGGGTAAGCCTCGTAGAGTTAAATCTTTAAGAAGGAAAAAATAATGGCTCTTTCAGGATCCAGAAACTTCGAGCTAAACGTCGCTGAAATTATAGAAGAGGCGTATGAGCGTTGTGGACTTGAGGCTCGTACTGGTTACGATTTTAAAACAGCAAGGCGGTCTCTTAACCTAATGTTTGCTGACTGGGCTAACAGAGGTCTTAATCTGTGGACAGTTAAACAGGGCACACAAGCTTTGACATCTGGCACAGCCACATACACATTTACCGCAGATTATACAGATTTACTGGAAGTAGTAATACGCCGTAGTGGAACCGACTTCGAGCTAGATCGCATGTCTAGGGGAGATTATTTGACCCTACCCGCGAAAACAACGGAAGGTCGCCCGAGCCAGTATTTTTACAATCGACAGATACTGCCACAGGTAACACTATGGCCTACCCCGGATAACTCTACAGACACTTTGATTTATTATTATGTTCAGCGCATGGATGATGCTGACACTTTAGTTAACACAACGGACGCACCATTCCGTTTCTACCCCTGTATGGTAGCTGGTTTAGCTTATTATATCGCAATGAAAAAAGCCCCGGATCGAATTCAACTTTTAAAGTCGGTGTATGAGGAAGAATTTCAACGTGCAGCAGATGAGGACGAAGACCGAGTGCCGCTGAAACTTCAGCCTAGTATTCAATATCTTCGAGTTAATTAATGGCAAGACATGCATCTGGTAAAAGAGCTTGGGGTCTTTCGGATCGTTCCGGGTTTCGATATCGCCTTGCAGAAATGATCGTTGAGTGGAATGGTCTCAAGGTTGGTCCAGATGAGTACGAGATTAAACATCCACAGCTAAACCCTCGCAGAGTAGGCCCTGATCCACAAGCTCTGTTCCAGCCTAGACCAGATACAGCTACCGAGGTGGCAGGACAAGTTCTACTGATAATGAATCCTTTTCAATCAGGTAGCGCGGGTTCTTCTGTAATCACTGTGTTTGAACCTTCTCATGGTCGAAGCACATCCAATGTAGTTATCTTCCGTAAAACACAAGCGTTCGATGGTTTTTCGACAACTGCTTTGGAAAAAGCTGCGGGACACACAATTACTGTTGTTGATGCGAATTCCTATACAATCACAATTACTGGCGAAACGGCGACCACTGGTGGCATAAGAGGTGGTGGTGGCGTTGTGACCGCTGCTGCTGGCGTAGCAACAACATCATCGACGTTTGATTCGATAAGTGTTACATTCGATTCGGCAAGCGAGACATTTGACGAGGCTTAAATGGCAAAACAAGCAGTAGGAATTGGAACAACAGCGAATGACGGCACGGGTGACACTCTCCGTGCAGGTGCGGATAAGATAAACGACAACTTCGATGAGATCTATAATGCGTTAGGTAATGGGACCACGCTTACAGATATTATTGATACGAACGGTGTTCTTGATGTTAGCCAAGGCGCGAACAAGATCGTTTTCTATTATACAGCTTTGAGTGACCTACCTAGCGCATCAACGTATCATGGAGCTATTGCTCATGTTCATGCGCTTGGAGGAATGTATTTTGCTCATGGAGGAGCTTGGGTACGTTTAAACGATGAAGCAAGCGGTCCTGTAACCAAATACACCGCTGGTGTGAATGGCTCTACTGCTTTTACATTCACGGGTCCGGGAGCCACCGCAGGCAATAATCCGAACTTTACCTTCTACAAGGGGCATACATATCTGATAGACAACACAGCCAATGTCTCAAGTCATCCTTTGCAAATTAGAACATCTAATGGCGGATCTGCTTTTACAACAGGGGTGACAGACAACTACAATTCTACCACCGGATTGACGCAGTTTATTGTCCCGCATGAACCAAGCGATACATCTTTGGTGTATCAGTGTACTAACCATAGCGGTATGGTCGGCAATATAACAATAGTATAGTGAGCAAGTGACATGTCATTTACATACACAGAGCTACAAGACGCGATAAAAAATTTTACAGAGAACGAAGAAACTTCTTTTGTAACTAATCTGCCTGTGTTTATTCGTGGCGCGGAAGACCGTATCTTTACACTAGTTGATCTAGAACTATTTAGAAAGAATGCTACGTCACAACTTACAGCTAGTGATCCTTATCTAAACGTGCCTACCGATTATTTAGCATCTTTTTCTTTTCAAATCACAACAGCTAATTATAAAGAGTTTCTAGACTTTAAAGATGTAAACTTTATTCAGGAATATTCTACAGATATGGGCAGTAATGCTGTCCCAAAATATTATGGTGTTTTCGATGTAGATAATTTTATTGTGGGTCCTACACCGGATCAAGCGTATACCGTGGAGCTTCATTATTACTACAGGCCAGCCAGTATTACGGCTGGGGCGGGTTCAGGTAATACTTGGCTCAGTACTAATGCCCCGAATGCCCTTCTTTACGGTTCTCTTGTAGAAGCGTATACTTATATGAAGGGTGAACAGGACATGATGCAACTGTATGAACAGAGGTTCATGCAGGAAATACAACGACTAAAGGATTTGGCTGAAGCTAGAGAGAATAGTGATGCCTACAGGAGAGGTCTACCTGATAGGCCACGCACTTAAACAGGAGTAAGAACGATGGCAACATCAAACGCAGCAACCAATTACCTAGAGAGAAGGGTTCTTGACTTCATATTTAAGAACAACTCGCTCTCTTTTGCTACGCCAAATAACGATATATATGTTGGCCTAGCAACTGCCGTGACAAACGCGGAGGCTGGAAATGTAACAGAAGTACAAGTGGACACAGACGACGCTAACTATACAAGACAGCAAGTCACCGCAGCAAACTGGAAACAGTCAACAACAACCGTAGCGGTTGCTCTGACAAACAGCGCAACAGAAGTGATACTGACAGACGCAGAAGCGTTTCCGACATCTGGCGCTGTTGTTATTAACGACGAAATCATTACCTACACTGGTAAAGATAGCACGGCTACCGCAAATACAAACGGTGCAGTTAGCTCATCAGCTAACGTAGCGGTTGATGGAAACAGCGGCACTATCACTGTTGGTATGGTTGTTACTGGCACGGGCATATCTGGCACAGTCAGAGTGGCTACTGTCACAAACCAAAACAACATTGTTTTGAGTTCAGCGGTTTCAATTAGTGATAATGTAGCGCTAAACTTTGACGGCACAAACACTCTCACAGGTGGCACACGAGGAACATCTAGCACAACTGCCGCCGCGCATAGCGTATCAGACGTTGCTGTTTGCGATACTCAGCGAGTGATTAACGACAACAATGTTGAGTTTTCAGCAGCCGCTGGAACGGCCTCTACTTACACCGTTACCCACGCTTTTGTCGCAGACAAGAATATTGCTACGGCAACTGTCAATGGTGCGGTTAGCTCATCAGCCAATGTGACAGTTGATGCGAACAACGGAACAATTGCTGTAGGCGATGTCGTTACAGGCACCGGAATCAGTGGTGTCGTTAGAGTAGCTACAGTAAATAGCCAGACCAGCATTGTTCTGGATACTGCATCGTCAATCTCAGACAATGTATTGTTGACCTTTGATGGCTCCAACAAGCTGTTTATTGGAGCGCTGGACGCAAGTAAGACAATAGCGGTTGGAGATATATTCCGTATTAACGCAGGGAACTTGTCAATCGAGTTGAAGTAATGACTCTTGTACTTAAAGACCGCGTCAAAGAGACGACCACAACCACAGGCACGGGCACATATACGTTAGCTGGTGCTTTGACTGGTTTTGAAGCTTTTAGTCAAGTGGGTGATGGTAATACAACCTATTACACTTGTACTGACGGCACTGACTTTGAGACAGGAATTGGGACTTTTACTTTATCTGGAACGACTCTTGCTCGTACCACTATATTGCAGTCTAGTAACTCAGATAACGCTGTTAGTTGGTCGGCAGGCACTAGAACAATATTTTGCACACTACCCGCAGAAAAAATGATTTTTAAAGATGCAACTGGTGCAACTGGTTTTGCCACAGTGGACGATGCGACGGCCTTAGCAATCGCGCTTGGTTGATAGGAGAGATTAATGGCAAATACCTTCAAACTGAAAACCAATGCAGCAATGCCAGCAAGTGCTGGTACGCCGCTCACTTTATATACTGTGCCGTCAAACACAACCAGCGTGGTCTTGGGTCTAATGCTTTGTAACGTGCATACCAGTCAGGTGACTGCTGACGTACAGCTTGTGTCCGACACATCTGACACAGAGACCAACGAGACGGTTCTGTTGGCAAAGGACATACCTATCCCTGTGGGGTCTTCCATAGAATTGTTGGCTGGCAACAAAGTTGTGCTGCAAACCACTGATGTATTGAAGATCGATTGTGATGTTGCTGGTAAGATTGATGCGACACTAAGTATTATGGAGATTACCTAATGCCATATATAGGGGAGCAGCTTCCTACTAATTATCAGTCAATACCAGCAGTGCAGAGATTTAACGGTGACGGTAGTGATACAACCTTTACCCTAAATACTGCGGTTAGCTCTGTGCAGGATGTACTGGTGTCAGTTAACGGCGTTGTACAAGATACAGCGGCTTATACTATTCCCGATGGTGTCACACTCACATTTACTGCTGCGCCCTCCTCCGGGACGGGGAATATCTTTGTTAATTACAACGCTCCTCAAGTAGGTACAATTACACCCGCTGCCGAGAACAAAGGTAACTTTAAGGCTGGTGGCTTGTTCCGTGTCAACGCACAATCCCTCACAGCAAACACAACCATCCTAGCTACAGAGAACGCCAACGTAACTGGTCCGTTTACTGTGGCTTCTGGTGTTACATTAACCGTTGA